TATCTGACATTTATTTTATTTACCTTGTACCTTGCCATTCCTAAAAATTAAAATCATCAAAGGTTTTAAATAGCCTAAACTATTTGGATCTGTTGCTGCTCCACTTTCACAACCAAAATGAAAACCTTTTACTGGCTTTCGTAAAAATCTTATTTCACAATTTGGATTATGATAACAATACTCATGAAAATATTTAGTGTGAGTTGATGCAGGTAATAAAAAAACTCCTATAAAATTTTTAGTATTAAATGCTTTTTCAACAAATTTTCCTATTTTACCATCAAACATAGGATGAATATAAGCAGTTTCTCCAGTCCAATCTTTAGTCAAAGCATTTTGTTCTTTAGTATAATATCTTGGTAAAAGATGGTTTTGATCTGAAGCGCAACAATCTATAGTAAAGTTGAATTCTTTTGTTAAGTCAGACCAAATATCTTTAGGAGTTCTTAAAAAATTATAAGTTTTATTATACTGAAACCTATTATCATCAGACCTAAAATTATTTACTCTTAATTCCATTATTTTTTTTTAATAAATTTTGTAATACTAGATGAACCAAATGATCCTCCAACAATAGTTAAAATTACTATCCAGAAATAATCGTTAGCCCCTGAGAGAATATCCCAACCTCTTTGCATAGCATCTTGCAAACCAGGTACAAAATGAGCAATAAAAATTAAACTAAATACTATGACTAACCATTCATCTTTTAAACTATTGTCGCTACTTTTAAGAGATTGAATATCAACATTTTGTGCATTTTGAATTTCTTTTTCTCTTATGATTGCATCTTTTTTTAATTTATGCGTTACTGCACCAATAGTCTTTTCAGCTACTAATTTTGTTAATGGATTTTTAAATAAAGCTAACCACATTACAGCTTCGCACTCCTCATTTTTCCTGCTAACTTACCTGCTCTTGCAGGAGTTTGTTTTGCCCATAAAGAATCTAACATTTGAAAACTAGCTTCACCATAATCTTCATTATCTAAAGCTTTCCACATATTTTTAAATTTACTCACACCACCCTCACCGATTTGGTAAACCATGTTTATAATTACTTCTTTTGCAGTATTATTAATTGGTCTGTCACCAATAAGTCTTTCGGCAGCATGTAATGTTCTTTCAAAATCTTTTTCAAATACTTGTTCACCCATTTCTTTTGGATATTCAACACCATGTTCATAAGTATCCTCAGGTGTAACTTTGTGTCCATAAAATATAGTATCAAATCCTTCTGAGCATTTATAAATTTTATTTACATAACCCTCACAAAGTTTAATTTCTTCTTTTACTTCTTCGTACATTAATCCTCTTTTTTAGTTTTGTGGTTAATCTTATTCTTGTTCCCCAAACAAACGCATAAAGTTTTCTGCAAAAGTTTTCTAATTTTAAAAGAATTAGCTCTAACATAATAATCTCCTAACATTGACATCCTTCACAAACACATAAATCACCATCATACCAATGCGTATGCAATTCTTCCTTACAATGACATTTACAATGACAATTTTTGCATTTTTTTCTTTTTCTTTTTTTTGGTTGTGGAAACATGGCTTTGTCCATGTCATCAACAATTTTATCCATAAAGGTGAAAAATTTTAAAAAAAAATTATCCATGAATTATTTCAGTATTAATTTTTTAATACTTTTTTCACCCATATAAATTTCTGTTTCAGCTTCGCTACGAATACATTTATAATAAACATTACCACTGGATCTCTCAGCTTCTCTTTTTGCTTTCATACAAGCTGACAAACTTGGTTGTATTCTGTGTTCTTTAATTTCATGGTCAATAATCATTAATAAAGCAAAAACTGTTTCAATCATCACAAGCACATCTTTTACCAAATAGTTTTATAAACCATTTAGTTTTTGTTATTTTTTTTAATAAATTTTTCATCCTAAGACTTTGCCTTTATTAACACCTTGTTTGATAGTATATTTGCTGCTACCAAAACGATTAATAACAACTTCTTTTCTAAGCTCTGTACTTAATTTTTTTTCAAGTTGTTTTTTTTTAACATCTTCAATGTGTTTAATAATTTGTCTATTAATGCGTTCCATTTAATTTTTTTTGTAAAATATCAACCTGTTCTTTGAGGTGATCTATGTTTACTTTATTGTATCTGCCTAACTTTAGTTCTTCTTCAATATCTTCTATTTGTCCTGCAAGATGTTCTATAAGCATATACATTTCTAAATTTTTAGGCTCTTGTTCAGCTTTTTTTAGTAGGTCTGCTGCAAAAAGAGTATCTGCTGTTTCAAGTTTAGAAAGCCTTTCTTGAATTGTAAAAAAACCATATAGACCTGTGCAAATTATAAAAATTAATGCAATTAAATTCCTGATAGGTAAGCTCAAATTTGTAGATTCATTGAGTTTTATCTGTTTCATGGTCAATCATTAATAATTTAATATTTAATTTTTTTTGTAATTCTGTTCTGCCTCTACCTATTTTTTTAGAGTAATGAGGTTTTTTTATTTTTTTCCTGTAAGTATTAGATTTAACATCTAATAATATAATCTTACCTTTTTTATCAACCACCACTAAATCAAATGGACATTGAGGATCTACTGCTTTAGCAACATAAAAACCTTTTCGCAAAAAGTTTATTACCTCTTGGTATTCACCAATTGATCCTTTTATAGATGTTGTTAATTTAATAGACTTATTATCAGACTTAGTAATGAGCTTAGACTTACCATACCTACTGCCCATAATAATTTATAAACATTTGACACCTTCATATCTAAATGGTGTAAATGATTATCCTTAATTACACTTATTTTGTTATGTATTAATTTTATTTCACCTTGTAATTTGATTATTTCGTTTGCATTTTTTTGAGATTGAGTAGGCATTATTCTTGTCCAATCATGTTTTTTAAAGTTGTAAATGGAGTAAAATTATCTTCTCTTTCATCAATAAAAATACTACCACCTAATTTTGATAATATAACAATACCTTCTTTTGTGCTTGATTTTAATTTTCTAAGTTTAATTAAATCGTTTAAGCTTTCTGGATCTAATAAAGCATTTTTCATTATTCTCTCAGCAGCTTTTTTATATATTCTTCTTGATGCTGTAAATAATCTTCCTGCAAAAGTAAATTGACCTAATCTTGCTCTTATAATATCAGTCAATGCACTTCCGACCACACCTTCTGTTCTTGATGAAACTTTTCTGCCAGAGATAGTTAATGCTTTGTTAAGTAAATTTAAGTTATCTAAAAATTTTGTGTCAAAAATTTCTCTTAATGCCACCCTATAACCTCTTTCGTTACCTGCTCCATTCAAATAATTATCAAAAGATTTTGGATCAATAACTCTCATTCCAAGAGAATCAGACATTTTTGTAACAGATTCATTCATATCTCTTAATACTGATCTTTGAAAAGCTTTATAAACTTCTGGATCATTTTTTAAAATTTTTCTAAGTTGCAAAATTTCATTTATATTATTAGGTTTATAAATTTTATTTACTAGCTCACCTGGAGTTAATTTTTCTAGTTTTCCTTCAAATGATCTTGCAATTTCTTTAACTGTATTATTTCTTAGCTCTGTAGCATCTTCAACAACTTTTTGAAAACCACCTAATTTTTGTAATCTTGAAAATTCACTATTTGAAAAAAAAGTTTTTAAAGGAGCTTCATAACTTTTAATAAAATTATTATGTGCATTTTGATTTAATTTTCCATTTTTTATTACATCAACTTTGTATTTATCATATATAGAATTTTTAAATGCAGTCATAGCATCTGGAGAATCTTTTATAACATTATGTAATGAATCTGCATATTCTTTTGATTTCAAACCTTTTTTAAAAGATAAAGCAAAAATATCTTCATCACCAAAAACTAATCTATTATTTTTTTTTAATGTAATTCTTTCTAATAATTCGTTATTTAATTTATTTTTATTTTCTTTTACTAAAGTATTAAAATTATCAAATTCATTAATATAAGTTGAGGATGCGTCTTTTCTTAATTGTTTGTCAATTGCAGATTTTAAAAATTTTAAAGATCCTACATTTGGTGTTTCACCTGTAACTGAACCAGTAGCAATATTTCTAATATCTTCACTTAATTTGCTTAAAGTATTACGAACTGTAGATATTGGAATTGTAGTTTCACCTTTTACAATAGATTTAAAAGTTTTATCATCTTTAAAAATTTTTGATATTTTATTTACTTTTAATAAATTATTTTTTTCTTTTGTTGATAATGTTTTAATTGCATCCCTAATAACATCTGAATTTATACTTTGTGTTTCACCTGCTGCATCCAATCTTCTTGCAGCTAACTCAACATCATTTTTATATTTTTGAGCTACATCATCAATTGAGGATCTTATTGAAACTCCTGTTTCTTTTAAACTGCCATCTGGCAATCTAATTATTTCTTTTTCTAAAATATTTTCAGCATTAATTTGTTTTTGTTTTAATTCCTTTATTAAAGGATCGTTATTTTTTCTTATCACATTTTGAATTAATGTACCTGCCTCAAAATCATTTACAGGTTTGCCAAATGATGTATTAAAACCTGATTTTAAAAAACCAAAATAATCATTTAAAGATTTTGCTTGATTTGTATTAAAAGTTTTAAATTCATTCATATAACCAAGTCTATTTTGATTTTCAAAAGCAGATTGAGCTGCTAATAAATCTGCATCATCACTAGCTTGTGCAAGAGTAAATTTTAAATTTGAATTTATTTTTGCTTTATCTAAAGTTTTATTAATTGATTCTGCAACCTGGTCAGCTTTTATAATTTCATTTTCAACTTTTGCATCTGCAATTTCGTTGCCTTTAACAAATCTTCCTTTTGCTAAATTAGCAACACCTTTAATTATTTTTGCTGCACCTACACCCAAAACTGCTGAACCTGCTGATATACCTACTGCTTGTAATGCTCTGTTCAAAAGTTGTTCATCGGTAACATCTTTATTTATATCATATAATTTTTTTCCTAAAATATATCTTGAATATTCTGCAACTCCTGCTGTCAAAGCACCTGCTGTAACTCCTGCAGGTATGTTGCCACCAGAATATACTGTACCCACTATTGTTGCAGCAATATCTGGTATTACAACCATAGCATCGCCACCTAAACCTGTAAAATCACCTAGATCAACACCAGGTTTATTAACTAATTCAAATTTTTCTGTTTTAGGATTAAAAAATTCTAATTCACCAGTTCTGTTACCTTTTCTTACTTCAATATCTTCATTGTAAAGATTTGATAAAACATTCTTGATTGCTAATGCTTTGTTATTTTCATCATAACCTAAAGAAGCAGCAAATCTTGCATTTGGAGTAGCACCTTCTTGTGTTCCTACTCCTGCCTGTTTAGCAATATCTTCTGTGCTTGGTTTAAAATTTTGATTTTGTATTAAATTTTGATTTATTAAATCATCGTCAGGTGAAATAATTCCATCTACTTCAGGAATCATTTTTAATTCTCTTTCAGCTATTTTAGATTGAGAAATGTTAGGAAATACTTTTTCAAAAAAATTATTTTTATCAATTTTGTCTGAATAATATTTATCATATAATTTTTCAGCTAATTCAACATCTGGAATTTCTTCATATTGAGGATATTGTTTTTTTAATTGTGATATAGTTATCATTATAAAAGCCCTAAAGGATCATCTACTATTTGATCTTCTTCTTTTTCTTTTTTAAAATTAGGAGCTTCAAAACCAAAATTTCCTTTTGGATCTAAAGTTTCATATTTTGCTTTTGATGCAATATATTCATCCTCTAATATTCCTTGTAAAGAATTGATAAATTGATTTTGAGAACCACTAAAATTTACCCTGTCCAATTGTCTTAAAACATCACCCTCTGACAATCTAGGATTATCAGGTTCTTCAATTTTTGCTAAAGTATAACCTAATTTAGTTACAGATCCTTTTAGTTTTGAATAGTTAGCTGCATTTCTTTTAAAACCTTTAGATTCCAAAAATTTATCAGTATCAGTTCCAAAAGAAATTTTTGCTTTTTTAAATCCTGTAAACCTTCCTAGTTGGTCAAATTGACTTGTTGCAACATCTAAGAAAGCTAATGTAGAGCCAACAGCACCAGATGGTGTTTTAGTAGCTTGTTCTTGCATTTTAGGAATAAAATCTGCTAAAAATTTATAATTTCCTTTTAAATTTCTTGCAGTTCTTTGATCGTTTATAGTATTTTTTTCAATTAACTTTTGACCAGAAACAGTTCCAATGTTTACTGTACCATCAGGACTTACACTTATATTTTGACTTTTATCTATTGGAGTAAATCTACCTGGAGATTGAGCAACCTCTAAATCAGTAACAAAAACATTTTTACCAGTTACAGTGTCAAATGCTTGTTTTGTTTTCTTAGCAGTTGGTTGAAATGCTTTTTTGACTTGTGCAGCTTGTATTAAAGATGGAAAAGTTGCTTGACCTAAGTTTTGTCCTTGAGATCCTGCTGATAAAAGACCTGCACCTAATAAGAATTGCTCATCTTGTAATAAACCTCTTAAATTAAATCTATCAAATATACTCATATTATATTAGTCCTTGTGATTGTAGCTCATCAAAGAATGGATTAGCAGATGTCATACTCATTGAAAAGTTTGAAAAAGGATCTGCATTAAATCCAAATTGTTGAGTGTTTGGTGTTAAGTTTAAAGTTTGTGCCATTTTTGTTTTAGCTGCATTGTAGGTATTCAAGTAATTTGATGAAATACCTAAATTATTATTATTCAAATTTGCAAAATATTGATTGACCATAGAATTTTCATTAGTTTCAATTGTTCTAGCATCATCAGGATTATCAAATAAAATAGTATTGTCGTTGCCATCATTATTATTATTATTTGACTGCACTGTATTAAAATAACCTGCATCAGTTAAAAAATCAAACTCTGGCGATCCTTGAACAAGAGTAGCATTAGGATCAAATGCTCTACCATTAGCAATAAAAAAATCTCTTGCTCTTGGCATACCAAATTGGTCAGTGCCTTGTAAAAAATCAGTTCGTCTTTTTTTATTAGCAGCATTAGCAAAAGGTGCTGTTATTTCTTTAATTGCATTTAATGTAAAAAATGGTGAACTTGTTAATCTTTCTAAAGATGTTTTGCCAGTTAAAGCATCATTGATATTAACACCTTGATTTACCAAGTCAGTTACATTTTGTGCAACAACTCTGTCTTGTTGAGCATCTGACATGGCAGTATTAAATTGATTACTTTGTTGACCTTGAAAAGCAGCAGTAGAACCACCACCAGATGATCTTTGTCCACTATCATCTTGACCTCTATCCATAGCACCTGATACATCGCCACCTGCTCTGTTCTGTCCTGGATCTGTTGATCCAAAACCATCAAAGCTAAGTAAACCTGATGCACCCATATTAGGCTTACCATCTTTAATAGAACCATGTAAGTTAGCATCTGCTAATAAACCTTTTTCTGCTTCAGTAATGTATGCTAATTCTGTAGGTGGACTATCTGGTGATGACTGCCAAAATTTAGGTGCTGTAACTTCTTCAGTTTTACCAAGATAATTTCTTACACCACCTTGCATAACAAAATCTTTATCTAAAAGCATTTTTTTCCTTAAAAAATTATTGAAACAATAAATAATCCACCCAAAATCATAATATATTTTGAGGTGTTATTATCTATGTCTGTTTTTAAATCATAAATAAGTTTATTTATTTTATCCATTATAATAGACCTCCTAATAATCCACCGACTACTGCACCACCGATACCAGGTGCAATCATGTTTCCTATTAAAGCACCACCTAAACCTTGTGTTACTCTGTTAGGATTGGTTACTGTTTGTTGAACTGGAAAACCAGTTGCAATAGGGTTAATTAAAGATGAGTATTGTTGTAATGATTGAAAGGGTGCTAAGTTTCTTTGTCTTTCAATACTTTCTAATTGTTGACCAGTTTGTAATAAAC